GCGTTACTGCTTCACTTAGATGTGGGTGTGTGTATGTGTGATAGGTTCAAGCGGTTGCCTTACGTCCGGCGGTGGAATCTCTCGCACTCGGTGGCTCCGGATTTCGTTGGGCTGTCCTGCTTGGGATGGTTTTATCATAACGCCGTGGTCCGACCTACGACAATAGACAGGATGCACAAAGTTCGGACTACGTTTTTGTGCAAGTTGCATAGGGCGGACTACGCCTAAATAGAGTAGAATATTATATATATTTAGATCCGCGCGCGTACGCGTAAGAAATGGGGTGAAAAAAATGGCAGAAGATACAGTAAAACGCAACAAAAGACAGGCAGAATGGAAGAAGGCGAGCAAAGATAGAGTTGAATTGTTATTGCCTAAGGGATACAAACAAAGATTGAAAGAGTTAGCAGATACAAGAGAACAATCAACCACAGAAATGATAAAAGAATTGATTGATAAAGAGCTGCTAAAGTAAATTTATTAAAAATACCTGTAAACCCTTGAAAAAGACTACATTTTTCACTGGTAATATGGTAAAATAGTACTAGTGAAAGAATCTAAAGAAACAAGAAGTAAGCATCCGCGCGTGTGTGGGTGCTTTTTTAATGCTTAGGAGTAAAGGTTGTGAAGTATACGCCATTAACCGAAGAAGAAAAAAAAGATATAGCAAGAAAAGCCTTAGAAGCCCAGGAAAAGACAAAACAGGAAGCATGGAAAGACGCTGACAAATGGGAACAGGTAAATGATGACGGTACACCTATAAACCTTGACAAAGATACATACAGGCGTACAGGCGAAAAGGAATATACTTTCAAGAACGGAATCAAGCTTGACCATTCACCTAAAGGTCCGGAAAAAGGCATGGGCAATATGCAAAGGGATAGATACTCAAAACAGCTTGCAGGTGTATCAAGTAAAGCCGCAGAGAAGAAAAGGAAATCTGCACAAGAAAGCATGAATAGAATCCTTAGTTGTGCATCCAGTAAAAGAGTAGCTGATAGAGTACTAAAGAACTTACAGAAAGATGATGAACTTAAGCAGCCTATAGATGATATATTACCTGCTGATATGCTACAAGGATTAGATAACTATGATATTGTCAACCTTGCAATGTACATCAAAGCAACACAGGGGAATGATAAGGCGGCTACCTATGTGCGCGATACAGCAGGAGACAAGCCCACAGACAAAGCACAGATAGACGCCAATGTTATCACAGACGGAGACAGGATCCTATTAGCTAAACTGATGCAGAGAAGACAGAAGGAAAAGCAGGAAGACGAGGAAAGATAGACCACAAGATATAGTGATAGGCCAGTAGAAGGGTATAAGAACGAGGTAGATAATTGATGTATTTTAATAAAAGTATCGTAAATCCCCGGGAAAATACCATACCTATTGACCTATTTTAATATTATTGCGTTAAATCTTTATTTCACGAAAAGGTAGTTGATGCCAGGGGAGTATATGCAGACTGTAGGGGAATGAGTAAAGCCCCCGCGCATATTCTACGCTATACACTATACCCTATGCGTAGGATCACGCGCACACAGGCACCCATACCCCCTATGCCCGGGAACGCGCGCGCAGCTATAACATACCTTATACCCATTAGAAAATTTTGTAGAATCCCCAAGGGGGTAAACCCTATATGCCTACGAGCAATTCAAGTGTAATATCAATCAGAATACGGAATAGTGACCTAGAGAAGTTAAAAGCAGAGTCACAGAGTAAAGCACCGGGAGCATACCTACTAAACCTGTGGAAGCATCCAAGGGTAACAGCAGAGCTATCCACCCTAGACACGAGTGAGTTTGAGAAAGTATGTAAGAGGAAAGGGCAGGATGCGCAAAGTATTCTGAATAGTGTTACAGACCAACTGTATAACCTATGACAGAAAGAGAAGAGTTAGATTATTTACGAGACGAAGAGAGACAGTATTGTTTAGATAATCCTGTCTATTATATCGAGAACTACGGACACTACGAGGATAAAGATGCAGCGGAACTGATACAGCCATTTAAGCTGTGGCCTATGCAGAAGGATGCCCTAACAAGTATCCATAAGAACCGCAAGAACGTGATATTAAAAGCACGTCAGCTTGGTATCTCATGGCTTGTTGTAAACTACGCATCCAGTTATTTAGCTCTAAGAAGTGGGCGTACCGTAATTGGTTTGTCAAGAACCGAAGAAGAAGCGAAGGAACTAGTCCGAAGGATGGATGTAGTCCTGTCGAATATGCCGGAGTTTATTTTGCCAAGTGATAAGGTACCGGCAGGATGGACAGGCCCGGTATATACAAAGAGTGCATTGAAGATTGAGGTTAAGTGGCCTAACGGTCAAAACTCCATCTTCCAGTGCTTCCCATCATCCCCGGGTGCGACACGTTCCTTTACAGCCGACTTAGTAATCTTTGATGAATGGGCCTACCAGGATCACGCCGATGATATATGGGCGAGTGCCTTTCCGGTAATCAATAGACCGTTTGGCGGTAAGTTCATTGGTTTGTCTACGAATAAGCGCGGCACGCTGTTTGAAAAGACCTTCACTGATGAAGATAACGGCTTTAATAAAATCTTCCTGCCGTGGTATGCGGACCCTAGCCGTGATGATAAGTGGTATCAGAACACTGTTAAGACTTACGGCCTAGAAGCAACACGGCTTGATTACCCATCCACCGTTGAAGAAGCCCTAGAGGTTGTTGGTGGTTGTATGTTCCCGGAAGTAACCGAGGAATCCATAAAGACAGATGTACCGCTAAAAGGTAATGTAGTAACCTATTTTGCCATGGACTACGGTCTTGATAGATTAGCGGCCTACTGGATACAGACAGACGGTAGAAACGACCAAATAGTAAAAGAGGTCTGTGAAAGCAACTTAACAATAAGTGCAGCAGCAGAACGAATCATAGAGGAAACAGAATGGCTTGTAGCGGCGTATGGTGCGTCCTTCAAGCCTTTTTTGTACCTAGCACCACCGGATTTGTGGAATCGTTCACAGGAAACAGGCAAAAGTAGAGCGCTTATCTTTGCAGAGTGCGGCCTAAACCTAACGAAGTCCAACAATAACATTGCTGATGGTGTAGCCGCTATGAAAGAGTACCTAAGACACGCAGATGACGGACAGTCGAGATTAACAATCTTAAATGACTGTGCGCCGGAGCTGTTCAACTGTCTAAGAAAAATCCAAATAGATAAGCGTAGACCGAATATCTACGCCAAGGATCCACACGAGTTGACTCACGGGCCAGACGCTCTTCGCTATTACTGCATCTACTGGATAATCAATCCAAATGGCGGCGTAAAAGAAGAGAAACGCGTCAAATGGCGTGAAGACCAGTGGGAAGACTACAACAATGCTTCAGAAGAAGATAGAGCGTATTTGCGTAAAATATGGGGCAATCCATATTAGGAGAACCAATGAACATATTTAGGAGAATCAAAAAGATGGTAGAAGTACCAAAGAAACTAAAAGAATGGGATGCAAAGCTTCAGCTAGAGAAGAATAACTACGGCTCCGAAATCCAAAAGATGCAGGTAGACGAGAAATACTACGAAGGTACTAGAGAGCTTAGAGGAAACCCTAATACCGGTAAGGCTTCCAAGAAACTTGCTACAAATGTGCGTAATATCGGCTATGAGCTGATTGAATCCCAAGTAGACTCCGCTATTCCTGCACCTAGAGTAGTGCCAAGGCATAAGGAAGATGACGAACTGGCGAAGAAAATCGAGCGTATGCTTGAAAATAAGATTGAAACTTGCGGCTTGTCTACCTTGAACGACTCCCAAGAGCGTGTAGTGCCGGTTATCGGCGGTACATTCCTGTATGTGCAGTGGGATGCAAACTTAGGTATGCACTCCGAAGTCGGGGATTTAAAGGTATCCGAGATCCATCCAAAGAAGCTAATCCCGCAATCCGGCGTTATGAACATTGACGAAATGGATTACTTCTTCATCCAAGAACTAATGACCAAGAAAATGGTGAAAATGGTGTACAACGTGGACGTGGAAAGCGAGGAAAACACCGAAACAGAGCTTCTAAATGAGGTTGGCGGTAGTAATTCCAAGGACGTTGTAACCGTAAATACAGCATTTTACCGCAATTCCAAGGGTGGAATCGGTTGTTTCATATGGTGTGGCTATCAAATCCTCTTAGATATCGAGGAATACCAGGCAAGGCAGCTAGACCACTGCGCTAAATGTGACGCAATCATGGTAGGTGGTACCTGCCCTAAGTGCGGCGGCAAGAAAGTTAAGAAGATGCCGGTGGACTACGAAGAGTTAGTAAGCACCATAGAGGTGCGTGTAGATGGCTCAAATCCACGCGAAATTAAGCCATACAAAGAAACTACCGAGCCTATGCTTGACGAATCAGGAAACCCTATCCTAGACGAGCAAGGGCAGCCTAAAGTGACTGTCAAAAAGACACAGAAGAAGATTCCGTACTACAAGCCGAATATGTACCCGGTTGTGCTGCGGAAGAACATCACAAAACAGAATCGCTTGTTAGGTGGTTCTGATATTGACGTGATTATCGACCAACAGGATACCATTAAGGCACTAGGCTCCAACATGAACGAAAAACTCCTAAAGGGTGGTAGTTATGTAACCCTTCCGGAAGGCACAAAGGTTGATTTATCAGATGAAAACCTTAAAGTCCTGCGTCTTAGAAATCCGGCTGATAAGGCCATGATTGACGTATTAAACGTACAGGCCCCGATTCAGCAGGATATGTCTTATTTGGAGACCAATTACCAGTGGGCTAAATCCACTTTAGGTATCACAGATTCCTACCAAGGTAAGTACGATGCTTCCGCTACAAGTGGTACCGCGAAGCAGTACGCTATCAACCAGGCGGCAGGACGTTTG